TCCAATCCCTCTTAATTAAATCTTCTCTTATTGGAGGCATAATGCCTGCCCAAGCTTCTTTACCATACTCAACTAAAAGTCGTGAAGGTGCTAAGAAGAGAGAAGTCCCTCTAACTGCTGAAGAAAAATCAGTATGGAACAAACGGCTTAAAAGAGAGAAAGAAGAAGACGCGATCATCGCTGAAACAAATGCGAAAGAAGAACGGCGCAAAGAAAAATTCAAACGTTGGTGCAGTCGCAACGGACTCAAGAGCCAGCAGCAAAGGCATGGTGGTCAGATCCTTGAAGAAACAGGGACATTGCTTACCGTGCGCCAAGAACATTTCCTAATGTCTTATATGGTTGACTTTGATCTTGCTCGTGCAATGGAAGCAGCACAGATCATTCAAAAAAGGGTCGCCGTTAAGATATTAAACAAACATCACTCAAGGTTATTTATGCAAGAGCGGATGACTGAGCTTAAAGAGAAGTCACTGGTTGACGAAGAAAAGGTTGTCCGAGGTCTCATCAAAGAGGCAGAGGACATGGAGTTCGGTTCGCCCGGATCTAGGGTTACTGCTTGGACTCAGTTGGGTCGTCATCTAGCTATGTTCACAGACAAACGAACCATTGACTCTAGAGTGGCCATTGAATCCGTCATCGCAGATCTTCCTTCTTTAGAAGACGACTCAGGCGCTATTGAAGGTGAGTTCATTCAGTCACCCAGTGTAACGTCAGTAGATGATATTGATCGAATATGACCCCCGCCGAGCAAAAAAAGCTACAGGCGCTGAAGACTAACTTCCCGTACTTCGCTAAGTCGTGCCTTAACATTCGTACAAAAAGGGGTGACGAGGAACGGTTCAATCTTAATAAGGCTCAACTGTTTATTCACAGTCAGCTAGAGAAACAGTTAGCTGATACTGGAAGGGTCAGGGCATTAGTTCTTAAAGGTCGTCAGCAAGGATGTTCCACCTACACTGAAGCTCGTTTCTACCATAAGGTCAGTCAGAACCGAGGTAAGCGTGCCTTTATTCTTACGCACGAGCATGAGGCTACTGCCAACTTGTTCGACATGGTGCGCCGTTATCATGATGGCAATCCTTTTGCGCCATCGGTCTCGAGTTCAAATGCTAAAGAACTTATGTTTGACAAGATTGATTCTGGTTACAAGGTGGGTACTGCGGGTAACAAAGCCGTAGGCCGATCTCAAACCCTACAATTATTTCATGGATCAGAAGTTGGCTTCTGGCCTAATGGTGAAGAGCATCTAGCAGGTGTGTTGCAAGCGGTTCCTTCTGAGGATGGCACTGAAGTTATTCTCGAGTCAACGGCCAACGGTGTTGGTGGCATCTTCTATGAGATGGTGCAAGCAGCTCAGCGAGGCGAGGGCACATATCAACTCATCTTTGTACCGTGGTTTTGGCAACCTGAGTATGTGATGGTCTGCCCAGTAGACTTCGTAAAAACAAAACAAGAAGAGCAGATGGTGGAGAGCTTAGGCTTATCAAACGATCAGCTTTACTGGCGGCGCAATAAAATCATGGAGCTACGCTCTGATGAGTTGTTCCGACAAGAGTATCCAATCTCTGCGAACGAGGCGTTCATTTCCTCGGGTCGAAGTGTATTCGTTTCTACATGGCTTATGGCCGCAAGAGATGAGTGCTACTCCCCAATAATGACAGCCGATCTTCAGATTGAATCACAGACGTTGATTGAAAAAGCCGATGGCTGTTTAAGAATCTGGGAGCTACCTCAATCGAACAAGCGTTACGTTATCGGCGTTGACGTAGCAGAAGGCTTAGATAAAGGGGACTTCTCTTGTGCAGATGTCCTTGATGAGAACGGTAATCAAGTTGCTCAGTGGCATGGCAAGATCGCACCAGATCACTTTGGTGATCTACTTTATGCCCTTGGCATGTTGTACCGAAGAGCCTTTATGGGTGTCGAGCGTAACAACCACGGACTCACCACCCTAACTATATTAAAGAATAAGGGTTACCCCAACCTTTATATGCAAGAAGAATTAGAGCGAGAGTATGACGGTAAGCAGTTTAAGAAGGTTGGTTGGCTTACCACATCCCGTTCAAAACCTTTAATCATCGACAACCTCGCATCCATCACTCGGGATTCTGATTCTGGCATCCGTTGCCTAGAAACGATTGACGAAATGGAAACTTACATTGTTCATTCAAACGGCAGCACTAACTCGAGACATGGTTATTACGATGACCGCGTGATGTCTTATGCCATTGCGTGCGAAATGTATCGGAGGATGCCTAGGAATTATGGCCACTCCGTGGTCAACATACGACAGTTTAAAGCCGCTCAAACGGGTGTAGGGTACTAAATGATAATTGATTACAAAGAAGGTGAAGAGTCGCAAACTGACGAGCAAGCTACCAAAGAACAAGCTGCTGAATCGTTAGGCGGAACGCTGCGCAACCGCTTTGTAGAGTGGAGCGATGCTCGTAAAGACATTGAAGAGGACTGGGTCAAAGACCTGCGTTCATTTAATGCTCAATATGATGAAGCTACTCAAGCACGATTATCTGCTGATCCCAACCGGTCACAGATTTTTGTGCGTCTTACCCGCGAGAAAACTATGGCGGCATACAGTCGCATTATTGATCTCCTATTCCCCGCTGGGGACATGCCGTGGAGCATAGACGCTACCAGCGTTCCTGAGATGATGGATGAGCCATCTATTGTTGAACTACACCAAAGGGCTATGGCGGAAGTAGAGGCCATCATTCAGCAGTTACAAGCCGAAGGTGGGGAGCTACAGATTGATCCGATGGAATTGGCCAAGCAGCGTGTAGCAGAAATCATGGAAGAGGCCGCATCAGAATCTCGCAAGATTGCGAAGAAGCGTGCTGAACTCATGACCCTTGAGATGAAGGATCAACTTGAAGAATTAAATTACGAAGGTGTGTATAAGAAAGCCATTATGGAATCTTGCATGCTTGGCACAGGCTGTGTGAAGGGCGCTACTGTTAAAGTCGAAACTAGGCAACGTTGGGCCGAAACTCCTGATGGCTGGATAATGTCTTCGGAAGAAATCGCAAAACCGAATATCGAATATGTATCAATTTTCGATGTTTATCCTGATCCATACGCCGTTGATTTAAACGATTTATCAGGTGTGTTTCACCGACATGTAATGACTAAATATCAATTCCGCGAATTAAAACGGATGACAGGTTTTAGCACAGATAATATTGAAAGTATCATTTCCGATAGTCCAGATGGAAATCATATTGAGATGACTCACGAGCAATCTCGCCGCCACATTTCTGGTCAGTTAATGAAGACAACATCGAATCGATTTGAAGTTATCGAATGGTGGGGTTTAGTGGATGGTTTGGATCTTAAAGACGCTGGGCTAGAAGTGGAAGACGAAACACAAGAATACGAAGCTAACATCTGGGTCTGTGATTCTAAAGTTATCCGTGCTCGTTTAAATCCACATCAAGGTGGTGGTCTTCCATACCAGTTGTTCCCATACGAGCGCACTCCCCACCAGTTATGGGGTACAGGCGTTCCAAAGATGATGCGTGATTCTCAAGACACTATTAATGCAGCAGTCAGAATCTTCATTGATAACCAAGCGATCTCGTCTGGCCCTCAAGTTGAAGTAAACACGAACATGCTTCCAGCCGGATCTGATGTTACTGACATCCATCCATGGAAGATTTGGCTACGAGAAGGCGGTGATTCAGCGACACCTATGTTGCGGTTCTACCAGCCACAGAATGTATCAGCCCACCTGACCACAGTCATCGAATTGTTCAGACGATTTGCTGATGAAGAAACATCGATGCCTTCTTATAGTCATGGTGGACATACTCCGGGTATGACTAAGACAGCATCAGGCATGTCAATGTTGATGGGCGCAGCCTCTATAGCAGTTAAATCAATTATTAAGAACATTGATGATTATTTAACGACTCCTTTAATTGGAAGCCTGTACGACTGGAACATGCGTTGGAACATCAAAGAGAATATTAAGGGCGACATGAAGATCGTGGCCCGTGGATCAACCTCTTTATTGGCTAAAGAAGTCCAGTCACAACGCCTTATCCAATTTGCGCAGATGACAACCAACGAAGTTGACCTGCCATTAACAGATAGACGCGCTGTTCTTAGTGAAGTGGCTAAATCACTTGACCTAGACCCAGATAAGTTTATGCCACAACCTGATGATGAAACCATGCAGGCTGAGGCTAAGGCTGAAGAGGCTAATCAAGCTATGCAAGAACAGCATATGCAAGCAGAGATGGCTCATCAAGCAGCTGAAACAGCGAAAGTAGAAGCTCAAGCTAAGAAAGAGCAGGCTCAGGCCATGCTTAATATGGTTGATGCAGAGACATTACCCGCAGAACGAGAGGCTGAGGCAGCTCGAGACAGGGCATATGCGATGCAAACTGCACAAACAGTGCAGCAAGGTAACACCCCAGACGGGTGGAGTCAGTAAATGTATGGTTTATCACACTGATCGATACCAACCTGATCTTTGGTATCTCAGTATAAATGGTGACCCCAGTAAATTTTACACTCTACCTAAAATAGTTAGGGCTGAGCTTGCTGTAAAGCACATCCGTAAAGGACTAAATCTTAATCTTCCAGAAAATCGCCTAGCGTTTGCTGTTATCAAGCAGGCGGTAGCGGATTTAGCTCACATGAAACCCAAGGTTCGGGTTAGCGCATGGTGCTATTTACAATTTCCAGACGACATATTCCTTGATGCCATCCGACTTGATGGTGAATACGTTCGTCTTGTGGTTAAGCAATACGGGTTGGCCTAATGAATAGAAAACAATTACAGCGCTCAGAAGTTGAAGCTGTTATGTACCTCACACACAGCAGTCCCACTCACTGGGAACGCTACAAAGAATACCTCCAACGCATGTATGACATTGCGAAGGAAGACATGGAGACGAACCCTCACGACCTTGGCGCTTATCGCGCACTACAAGGCGAATGTGCGGTGCTTCGTAAGCTGCTGCGGATTGAAGAAACCGCGCAGACACTCCTCGACAAATAGCTTTATTTTTTCTGGCTGGATAAGCAATTTTGCCCCAGCTGAATTGGAGCGGGTGAAGGAATTTCCGAAGAAGTGCCCCCGAACAGGATAAGGCGCGGATCGGCCTGATACCCATCATTGCGGAGAGAGCAAGTGACACCAGAGCAAATAGACCGTTTAGAAGCGGAAGCCGACGAGGCTTTAAAGCAGGCTACAGCAACCCCCGAACAGGACAAGGTTGAGGCAGCTCAAGAAGCAGAGGCGAAAGCCAAAGCTGATGATATTGAACCCCAAGTGGTTGAACCAGAAGAATCCAAGGCGGATGAACCCAACGCAGATGAAGAGGTAGCGGCAGCTGCAACAGAATCTGAAGAGGACAATTCAGAAAACTTCGAGACTGATGGAGTGAGTATTAAGAATGCGCAACAGCGTATTCAGAATGCGCAAGCCTCTTATGAGAATGCACGCAAGAAGATGACGCAGGCGTCTATGGAAGCCTCGGAACTTCGCAAGCAGAACGAAGCCCTTCAGGCTCAGCTAGAGAACTCAAGAACGGTGGCTAAAGTCCCACCACTGATTCCTAGTGAAGCTGCACCACCAAGGCCAGAAACGGCTGCGGCTGATGACCTTTCATCATTTGTTGATGAGTATGGTGAAGACTTCAATCCCCTCGTAAATAACATGCGCAGCCAACAGCAGCTTATCAACAAGATGAGTGGGCAGCTAACCGAAATAGAGCAGTCACGGCAAGCCTCGGCCAATAAAACGGCTAAAGAAGCACATCGAGACGCGATCATTGACGGTCATGCAGACGCCTACGACATTGTAGATACCCCTGACTTTCAGGGCTGGGCTTCTCGTCAACCTAAAGAAGTTCAAGACATCCTCGCCACAGGCAACCCTCAATCAGTTATTTGGATGCTCTCCTCGTACAAAGAGGCCGTAGGTGCTAGTCCCGCGAACGCTAAAGCGGACAAGCAGAAGCGGCTTTTGGACGATGCAAAGAAGGCGGCTGATCCGGCTGTTTCATCTGTTCGTTCCAACAACGCTGGCCAAACTGCTACTCAATTTACTCGTGCGCAAATTAAAAGCATGAGTCTTTCTGAGTACGAAAAGCATGCCGATCAAATTGATCAGGCCATGTTATCCGGTCAGTTATGACGAGTTAGGATTGATTCCCTTTCCTGACTCGAAAATTTATTTTCTAAACAAGGAGAAGGGCAATGGCACTTCCATTTGCAGACGGCTCAGGTGGCCGGTTTATACCTGAAGTATGGAGTAAGAAATTACTAGCAAACTTCTACAAGTCTACTGTGTTGGACGCAATTTGTAACACTGATTACCAAGGCGAGATTTCTGGCCACGGTAGCAAGGTTCATGTTCGCCACACACCAACTGTTGGTATCACGGATTACGATCCTGCTGCCGCAACCCCAATCTCTAGCTATGCGGATCTTAACGATACCGAGTTAGAGTTGTTGATCGACAAAGCTAAAATGTTTGCCTTTAAGGTAGACGATGTTTTGGTTGCTCAATCTGACATTCAGTTAGTGAATGAGGCAACTCGTGACGCTGGTGAGCGTATGAAGATTGCGGTTGATAGCGATGTGTTAACTGGTATTTACAGTGGCGTTGCTGCTGGCAATATCATTGGTGGAGCTACTTACGCTGCTGCTCAGCAGATCACTAAGGCTAATGTTATCGATCATATTATTGATATGGGTAACGCGTTGGACGAAGCAGATCAAGCAGAAGCTGGTCGTTGGCTAGTTCTACCACCTTGGATCTGTTCAATGATCAAGAAGTCTGACCTCCAGCACGCTAACGAAGCAGGTGATACTACCTCGATTGCGCGTAACGGTAAGTTAGGCATCATTGATCGCTTTACGATCTACCAGTCTAACAACTTGCCAATTCGTGGTGACGATGGTGCTGCTGCTCTTGCTGCTGATGCTGATGCTCAGTACAAGATCATGGGTGGTACTACTCAGTTCGCTACGTTTGCTAGCCAGTTCGTTAAGACTGAGACCCTACGTTTGGAAAGCCGTTTTGGCGATGCCATTCGTGGCCTAAAAGTATACGGCTACAAAGTCGTACAACCTACCTCTGGCGTTTTGTTAAACGCTAAGAAGTAAATAAATAGCCCTCATCTTGATTCGTTCAGGGTGAGGGTTTTTTTTGAGGAACGATTATGTCAGAAGGTGAAGCTCTAAAAATTGAGACTGCGGTATCTGAAGCAGACCTCACATCTATTGAAACCATGTCGAAAGACGATCTTGAAAGCTATGTAAAACAGCATTTCAACTTCGATATGGATAAGCGAAGCAAGGCCAGCAAACTAAGAGCCGATGCTACGAAAATGGTTAAGGACTTTCTAGGTCTTAATAAACCAGTGGTTGAGAAGCCAGCAACCAAAACCCCTAAACAAACAGCCGCTCTTGAGTTCGTTTTGAATCCTTCTGATGGCAATGCTTATCCCATTAACCCATGGTCAGAATTACATCCTGAATGGGCACCATGCGATTCAAGCGGTAAATTAATCTAGGAGTTATCCATGGCCGTCACGTTAGCCAAAGATATTATCAATCGAGCTAAGATTGTGTTGCAGGACACAGGCTCGTCTGGCACGCGGTGGCCAAACTCTGAGCTTCAAGACTGGTTGAATGATGCTCATAAAGAAGTTGTCTTATATCGTCCTGATGCTAATACAGTTAATGAAGAGTTCACTCCCGTTGGAAATTCATCAAAGCAATCGATTCCTGCCACAGGTTTGCGAATGATCGAAGTGATCCGTAACACCGCAGTGTCCTCTAACTTTAAGGCGATTAGACTTATCCAGAGATCTATTCTGGATGACCAAGTTCCTGCGTGGCATAACGCCGTAGCTGGCGTGAACATAGAG